ATGCAAAAAAACATGACTCCTACTCAAATCAAAAGGGCACTTGCCGACAAAGACATTTCTCAATCCGGCCTTGCAAGGGATCTTGGCTGCACCCCTCAACACATCTTTATGGTGATCAAAGATCCCACAAGAAGTTTTGCAGCGGCCTGCCATATTGCCATGGCGCTTAATAAGGCCCTGGAAGAAATCTGGCCTGAAACTTTCAGCCCGAATCAACCGCCCCCCAAAGTCGGGCGCCCTCTTTCCAAGGGTTTTTATGACCACCAGGCGGCTTAGCCCAGTGATTTTGATCTACAAAGATATTATTATGCCAAATTCTGGCATATTTCAAGCTCCTTTTCCAACCAGGATAAATGTAACCTCTCAGAAAGGTAAAAACAATGTCTAGACGTAAAGAAAAAATAGACCCCAACCAGATGGAATTTGACTGGGATTTTCCCAGCAAGCTGGAAAAGGTTCTTCAGGATAGAGCAGATATTCAGGAAAATATTATTTTAGGCCCACCCAAGGTCAAGCAAACAGAAAATGAATTTGAAATTTGTGTTGTGATTGCAGCGGGGATCAAGAAAGCCATTAATGAATCAGACTTGAGCCGTGACCAGGTCGTTGATCTTATTAATGAATATTTTGGACGAACCAAGGAGGAGGCTAAAAAAGACGAGCCTCTTTGCCGCAATCCTTTAACCATCAATATGTTTAATAACTATCTTTCAAAACCTGCCGAATGCCCGATTCCTGCCTATTACCTGTTTGCCATTCACCATGTCACAGAGTCATTAGAACCGGCAAGAGTTTTTGTTGAAGCTGAAGATGCAAAGATTGCCACAGGAGGTGAGATCAGACAGATGGCCCTTGGTAAGCTTGAAGAGCATATTGTTGAGATTAAGAAACTGAAAAAAGAGCTTAAGGGGAGAAGGTAATGGCTGAGACAGTAGCGGAATTGATTCAGGAAGGCAAAGATGTCACTGCCACGTTGACGGATTCTGAAAAGGTCAGGCTTGAGGAGTGTGAGCAGGCTATAAAAAAAGGGCTCAACACTTTTCTGGAAGTCGGTGAAGCATTGGCTGAGATTAGGGATAACCGGCTCTATAAGGAGACACACAAAGCCTTTAGAAAGTATTGTAAAGATGTTTGGGATTTAGGAAAAAGCACTGCTCAACAAAAAATAAATGGTTATAAAGTGGTTCAGCTCATGAAAGAAAAAGTGGACGCAATTGCGTCCATTTCTGAAATAGATTTGCCAGAGAACCATGATATCGTTCTTCAACTCAATGAAGCTCAAGCCCGTCAAATAGCAAAGCTTAAAAATCCGGATGACCAGGTCAAAGCCTTGGGTTTGGTATTAAAAAAAATAAACCAAGACCCCAAGCCCAAATTAACTGCCGCCCTTATTAATAAGGTGGTTAAGGAGATCAAGGGTGGCGTTGTCAAACGGAAAATCAAAACAACCAAAAAGAAGGTGGATGCAACCAGCCTTTTGAGCAAGCAGTTTAAGAGTCAGTATCAGGTGATGCTGGAAATTATTGATGCTGAGAAGAATAACGAATGGGTTACCAGCAAGCGCAAGGAAGTTATCAAGTGGCTGAAGACGCTGGTTAAAATAGCTGAGAGTGATGATTAAAAAAAGGAGAAAAATATTATGAATATTCAACAACAAAAGGTTCTTGTAGTGACTGAAACCAGCGATCCTGATTATAGTGCTCAAGATCCCTGCGGAATTCCGCAAATAAAAATATCCATGTTATTGTCAAACTACCCCGGTCCAATATTCCCTTTGTTTGGCATGAGGCTTTCTTTAAAAACCAGTGATAAAAAAGATGCACCGTTGGAACTATATGATTTTTTATTTCGGGCGTGCAGCTTTTCAGTGTTTCAAGAGGCTCTTGATAAAATTCGACGCCTAAAAATAATGCAAGGACCGTATCAGCGGTTAGCTCCCGAAGATACCTATCCTGTTCAAACGATTGCTGAAAATCAGCTGGAGGCCATATTTGTTTATCAAGATCGGCAGTATATACAGAACCCGTTCCCATTACGAGAGCGTCGCATATTAAATCCCGGATGGGAAGAATTCGATTGTAAATATCGTTGCATGTAACAGGTGATTCAACATCGGGAAACAAGTCACAGAGGTTTTGAAATGATGATTTATTATGATCCATTAAACTGGCCCTTTCCAAAGAGTAAACCAAACACAATTGCATCACTGTTTAAAAGTATTGATATCAATTCCTGTATCAAAAAAAAAGGAGAAAAAAATATGACAAATTTTAACAGAGGCATTGCCAGTCCCTATAAGGGTCAATCAAAGATTATTGAATGGTTTTTTAAAAGTGTAGATATTGGAGATTGTATCAAAAAGAAAGAAAGCAAAAATCTGTCAGATCAATCTATTAGAACAGATAAAAGAGTATAGGGGGATTCATGAATGCGTTGGTGGCAGAATCACAGATTTCAGAAGCATTGAATATTGTACCCAGGGCGGTCAGGCTCCAGGCGGTCAAGGACAGTTGGCCGGTGAGCAAAAAACAAAAACAAGGCGGCAATGAAGTGCACTATGTGCGGGATCTTTTGCCGATGCAAGTGCAGAAAAGCCTTGTGGTAAGACAATCAGTCACCGGTGCCGGGGTGCCGACTGTAATCCATGACACACCCGTGCCAAAGCGGTCAAACAAGATCGGCCTGGCAAAATATAACCTGGTCCATGCTTTTCGTATTGCAAAAGAGCAGGCGCCCTGGGGCGGGAAAGGCCAGGCGGCAATAGAGTTCCTTTTGGCTTACAATACCGGGCTGCTGCTGCCGGGCGTTTTTAAAGAGATCGGGCAGATCCAGGAGCGCACCCTTGAGGCTTTGGATAAGAAACTGCGCAATAACAATGATGATTATCTGGCGCTTTGTGATGGCCGGGGCGGCTGGAAAAAGCATGGCACCAACAAATACCAGGGCCGCAAATTGTCCGAGACTGCCAAAGCGGTTTTTTTAAGATGTTATCTGGACCCGCACAGGCCGAGCGTGACCATGGCAATTCTGACGGCCAGGGCGATCATGAAACAAAAAGAGATACCAGAGTATGCCAGCAACAGTACGTTTGCGCGGTGGCTCAAGGATTATGAAAAATTTAACGCCGGGGTGATCTGCCTGGCCAGGGAGGGAATGAAAGCGTATCAGGATAAATACGGTCCTTATATATCGAGGGATGCCAGTCTGCTCAAGGTTGGACAGTGTTTGGTGGCAGATGGTAAGACACTTAATTTTAATATTCTTCACCCGGAAACAGGACGTCCCTGCCGGATGACATTGATTGTGTTTTTTGACTGGGCCAGCCGGTATCCGTGCGGGTGGCATATTATGCCTTCAGAAGATCAATATGGCATCCTTACAGCCTTCAGGAATGCGGTTGAAGCGCTGGGCAGGTATCCTGACGCTGTATACCTTGATAATGGTCGGGCGTTTAAATCCAAGTTGTTTACAAAGACTGATCCTGATTTTTCAGAAATGACGGGGCTGTATGCCAGGGTGGGTACTGCTGTTATGTTTGCAAAACCTTATAACGGGCGGGCAAAAGTCGTAGAACGGTTTTTTAAAACCTTTCAGGATCAGTTTGAATTCATGGTGCCCTCTCATTGCGGTGATTCCATTCAGACCAAACCAGCCCATATGCATCGGAATGAGAAGTTCCATAAGGCCTGGCACGAAGCAAGGACACAAGGCTGGATTCCCAATATCAGGGAAGCTGCAATAATGATAGATCAATACATCAAATGGTATTCTAAACAACCGCATTCTGATCTGCCTGCACCGCCGGCTGAAATATTCATCCCCAACCGGGGCCCGGGTGTTGATCTTATACAGCTTAATTATGACTTTTTGATTAGAAAAGAAGTCAGGCCCCATAACTGCCGGGTCACTCTGTGGAAAATTGATTATGAATCAGACTGCCTCCATAACTTCAGTAAAAAACAAAAAATATGTGCGGCTGTAAATACAGCAGATATGAGGACAATCTGGCTTTACACTCTTGACGGTATTTATCTTGGCGAGGCATACCCGGTCCGCGCGTGTCATCCCCTGGCTCGAATGTTTGGTGACCAGGTCGCTCTTGATCAGGTTATTGCTGAGAATAAACGTCAGGCCAGGCTTGCCAAAGCCAACAAGAAACAACTTGAATACATGGGGATCACAAAGGACACGGACAGTTTCAGTGTCTTACCTTTTGCGGCAAAAAAAGAGAAAACACCTATCCTTCCAGCCGGAAAAACAACAAAAGTACAGGCTTCGGAGTCTCAAAAAAAGCTTTCGAACAAAGAAGTTAAACGGCTTGAGCATGTAATTAAAAAAGCAGAGCAGGAAAAAGAGGTTCTTCCGGAGATCCCCCGGCCAAAATACTGGAGTTCCGGGCTTGAGCATTATGAATGGGTTTTTCGCCTTATCCATGAGCATGGGAGAGAAGCCGAGGAAACGGATAAAATCTTTATGAAGCAATTTGAATCTATGCCGGAATTTAAAAATTACCAGCAAAGATTTGAGGATCTTAAACTGGTTTTTAATCTTGGATAAAGGAGATTGGATTGAAAAATAATTTAAAATACCACCCGGTTAGGTATGAGTTTCAGCTTAAGGAAGTGCTTGATTTCATTGACCAGACTTGTTCTGATATATTTGTAAAACATCTTGGAACGGAAGAGGATGAGTTCCGAGAAAACCTATTTTCCTTGTTTATAAATAAATCATCCTTTCTATATGACCCGGCTGTTGGGATAAGCGAAGAAAGGTGGATTAGTGGTAAGATAAAAGACTTTTCTTTTTACGACACCTATTTGTTTTATGGTTCTAATATTTTTCATTTACAACCGGAAATAATCGAATTGTTCAAGGAAACAGATGTCTTTGATATTGATCTTTCATCCCTTAGATTACCATTTCAGGAGTTTTACCTCTATTTCGGAGAGAGTGCCGGTTTTAAAGCTGGTGAATACGGATTTATAGACGGCGCTTATGTCTTGTCTCCATTGCCGGGCATGGAAAAAAAATTCGGTCTGCCAGTTAGGCTATCTTACGTCCATAAAGAGTTTAATTACTGTGATCTGAATGATGATTTTTTAAAAATTGATTCTCAAATCCAAGCCCGGATAGTTGATGAAAATAATGAGATTCTAAAGCCATCTATTATAAATAAAATGGAAAAAGATCTTAATGTAAAAGAGGTCACCAATCTTATTTTAAATGCCCTGCTTTTTCTTTCTTCAAATCACAATGATACAAAACTTCGTTTTGATCCGGACACACCAAAATCAATTGTTGATAAATTTAACCAAGCTAAAACCCCTAAACTAAAAAAGCGGATAGAAAACAAGGCTAAAAGTCAGGGATATAGCCGCATCAATTTTGTGGGCAATTCTTTCAAAAACTTCATCGTTCCTGGATCAGGTAAAACCGGTATTTCTCCATCAAGCCATTGGCGGCGAGGCCACTGGAGGAACCAGGCATATGGGAAGCATAGCAGCAAGCATAAGCTGCTATGGATCATGCCGACCCTCGTGAATAAGGACAAAGGCCCGGTTAAATCCGGCCATATTTATAATGTTGGAAGCAACAATTAAAAGGAGAGCAAATGAAAGACGAATTTATTGAAACCAGTTCAACAATGACCTTTTGGGAAGCTGCCAAGACCATATCTGATGTTGAAAAAGGTAAAATTGGCATGATGCTGGCCTGGGGTTATTCCGGCCGGGGTAAGACCGAATGTGCCAAGACCTATGCCATCCGGAATGAAAATGCGGTTTACATTCGTGCATTTGAGGGTTGGAGTCCTGTGAACATGCTGACCAAAATCTGTGAGAAATTAAACAACATGAGACCCGGGCGCACTGATAATGCAAAACGGATCATCATTGAAGAAATGGACGACAGTGACAGAATCCTTCTTATTGATGAAGCAGACCGGCTGACTATTAAGCACATCGAACATTTGCGGGATATCCACGATGAAACTTCATGCCCCATTGTTTTGATCGGAGAGCCCAGCATTTACGTCCAAATTAAGGCCCGGGTCAGAATTTGGAGAAGGTTCACCGAGGCGGTTGAATTCGGACCATTGGTGAATGAAGACGTTATGCTGTTCGGTTTGAAAAACTGCGGTATTAAAGTAGTGCCGGAAGCTGCGAGGATTCTAAAAGATAAGAGCAAGGGGAGTTTTGGATTTTTGATCCACTATATGCGCATGCTGGAAGGGATATCAAAAGCCAACAATATAAAGGAAATTTCCCCGGATATCGCCAAAGACTTGCCGGATGATTTACTGCCGAAACCAAAATCAGAGAGGTTTTTTAAATGAAAAAAGTCATCTTGTTACAGCGGGCCATGGTGGTGAACAGGAAGTTTTCTGTGGCCACGATCCGACGTCAGGCGGGCCTGGGTAAAAACTTTGTTTACAACAAAATTAAAACCTATGCTGAACAAGAATTTATCAAGCGGGCCGGGCTTGGCAAAAATGGAGAGAAGCTCTGGAGGTTGACTCAGGCAGGTAAACGGCAGTTTGATCCGAATGCTCCAAAAGAACCGGTGATTCAAACGCTTGCCAATGGGCAGAAAGACCTTGGAAACAAACGTCCAAGAGACCGGGCTGAATATCGCCTGTGGGTGGCTATTACCGAGCTTAAAAAGTTTGACATAAATGATTTGCTTGAATTGAATCTGGCAAATCAGACAACCACCAAACAGTATATTGCCCTTCTTTGCCGAGCCGGGATTTTAACTAAGTCTATCCCGAAAGAAAACAAACGGGGAAAACATGAAGGACGTCCTTTTAATCAATACTCATTGATTAAAAATCCGGGCGAAATTGCCCCTCTAATGGGCAGGTGTTTTTATCTGTTTGATCCGAATTCAGGAGAGTATTGGGCCACGCCTATGGAAGGGCAGGAAAAGGACATTTTAGCCAAAAAGTCACACGTAATGAAACGGCCTGGCGATGGTAGGACATCGTGATCCAGGCCGAGAATGCAATACTAACGCGTATTACACTGACAATGTTAGCCACGCTGGCTGACATTGTCAAGAAAGGAGAGTGAATGTTGAGAACAATAACAGGCTGGTTCAGATCAAAGCCAAAAAAATTGGCATACAAAACAACCATGGTCTGCCTGGAGCATGAATGCGGGTATATATGGGAAGCCTCTTGTATAAGCAATCCATGCCCGAAGTGTGCATCTAATACTGTCATTCCGGCCAATAAATGGGGCTTTGAAACAAAGGGTATGCTGAGGCTGGGAAAGGTGGGTGGGTATGAAAAGTAAACGTCGTGCATATTGGCTGAAACCATTGGGAAAAAAGAATGTTCAAAGGAGTCTTCAGGGTGCTGCATCTCGATCCTTTTCAGGCAGGGTTAGACTATTGCTTATTACAAAGACTGCTGTTCTGCCGGATAAATATGAGCAAATTAAAATTTTAACCGGTGGTACCTACATTGAAGCTTACTCAGAGGGTGTCTTTGTTGATGATTACTTAAAAATAATTATCTCGGGATTTGATTCAGCAATCAACGCCTGGTTTGTGGATAATGCATGGATCAATTTATTCGAAATAGCAAGGCCAATTTCTGTGAGTTACATGGAAATGGTTGCATCTGATCCTGAAGAAAAGCACTGCTGTCTGGGCTGGAATGTTTGCGGCGGTCAATGTCTTTGTGAGGGTTGTCCGGCCAGTGCAGTACTGGAGGTCGTATGAAAGAAAAACTGCTGTATTTTCTTGAGATCCTTTGCAAGCGCTTTCAGGCCAAGCTCGGACTCGCACGTGTTGCGAAGTCTTTTATGGATACCAGCAAGCCTGTCTACTCTATCCTTGAGTGTGAGATCATTCGCCTCGCAGACAGTTATGAAATTGTTGGTGAGGTCACTGACGTCAGGGCTGCTGAGGAGGGTGAAAGCAATGATGAAAGACGCTATCTTCTCTTTGTGATACGTGAAGTGATCCGGCGCAATTTTATTGTTCTTACCAAACAGCAAATCAAGGAATACCTCGGCTGTACAGGATACGAGACCAGAATAAAACTTGAGTTTTTCATTGAACAATACGCGTTTGTACTCTTCCCTTTTTTGCCACTTTCCAAACCATGCGGAGAGGACAATACCAATGATAGTACCGGTTACAGCAATGAGTGCGATGAGGACATTTTCAGCCATGACGGATCTCCTTTAGTTAATGAGTTTACAAAAAAACTTTTGGATGCCGTATTCCCTATTAAAAAGAATGAAATTCGTCAAGGTTCAAAAACTCAAAATCAGGGGGACGTATGATTTCTAATGCAAAAAAGGCTGTCATTCACATTGCCAAGGCCCAGGTTGGCATGAATGAAGATGAATATCGGGATCTGCTTGGGAGCGTGGGAGTGGAATCATCGAAAAAGCTTAATAATAAAACATTTTCAGTCGTCATGGGACAATTTGAGCAGCTCGGGTTTAAAACGAAATCCAGAACTCGGTCAAGGCGCAAAATAAATAATCTTCCCCAGGGGAAAAAAGCCTATATGAAAAAGCTGGAAGCCATCCTGCTGGACATGGGCAAGACCTGGGCATATGTGGACAGTATCGCTAAAAGCCGGTTTAAGGTCGAAAAAGCACAATGGCTGAAACAGCCCGAGCTCAAAAAGCTGACCCAGATGATAATTATTTGGCAAAAGCGGCAACAAAAAAAATCCAGGGGCCAGGCCAAGCAAAAAAGGCAGGCCCCCAGGACCATGCATAGGTAGATATTATGGCATCAGGAATAGACATATTATAGGAAGTCCTCCGGGAGCGCCTGGAGGAAAAGGAGGCCAGTGTGGCAGGAACAAAGAAGGCTCAACCAATGACCAGGAAAACAGAAAACGGGTTAGAAAAATGGTGTCCAAAGTGTGAAGAGTATCATCCGGCAGATACGGACTATTTTTATAAAGACGGGCGGAGCAAGACCAATCTGTCATCATGGTGCAGGAAATGCCAGCGGGCAAGCGTTGGAGGTGGTAGTAAAAAGTCGAAACCGGTGGATGGTAATAAAAATATGACTCTGACCCTGGATTTTTCAGGGGCTGATCTTCTCCTTGCAGATCTTAAAGCAGAAGCAAAAACCGATTTCAGGACCCCTGAAATGCAGGTCATGTGGCTGGCAAGTAAATCTTTGTACAAAGAAAGGAATGCAGACGTATGAATGAAGCGGCGATGAATATAAAAGATTTCATGGCAGATGGTCAGGGGCGCCTGGTTCACATTGACAAGGTTCAAGAGATTGATAAGACACGGGACTGCCTTGTCCGTCACCTGGTTTCAAACGCATTGGATCTTCAAAAAAAACTGGCTGATTTTAAAGCCATGGCCATGAGCGAAGTCCAGGCTTTTGTTGACCTGTCTGCCATGGAATACGACACAAGGGTTGGCGGCAAAAAGGGGAATATGACGCTTTACACCTATGACATGGAATATAAGGTCCAGTTGCAGATAGCTGAACACCTTGTCTTTGATGAACGTCTCCAGGTGGCAAAAGGCATGATTGATGAATGTCTCAACAATTGGACAAAAGGCAGCAGGAGCGAAATTAAAACCATTATCAATGATGCTTTTTCCGTTGACCAGGAGGGCAAGATCAATACCCGGCGGATACTGACCTTAAGGCGGCTTGATATCAGTGACGATCTTTGGGTCAAAGCCATGCAGGCAATCTCTGACAGCCTCCAGGTGGCCGGTTCAAAGTCCTATCTGAGAATTTATAAACGGGTCGGTGATGATGGCCAGTGGCAGCATGTAACGCTTGATATGGCTGCGCTTTAGGAGGGATAGACGGGCTATGCCAAGAAATATGAGCTTTATGCTGACCACAAAACAGATGTACGACAAGATCAAGACCCATACCATCCGGGATGGCTGGTGGTTTTTAAAACCTGGAGATATCGTTAATGCCGTTGAAAAAGGTATGGGTCTCAAGAAGGGTGAAAAGGTGATCCGGATTGGGCAGATTCGCATAATTTCAACGCGGCCGGGAACTTTGCAGGAAGTCACCCCCGGGATATGTGTCAAGGAAGGGTTCTCTGAATTCACGCCGGCTGAGTTTGCAGATATGTTCTGCAACCATAATCAGAAATGTTCCCGGACAAAAGTACTTAATTTTATAGAGTTTGGATATGTCTAATGCAAATGATTTTAAAAATATTACCCACTATCATTATGATTGAAGCATTTTTAGCGTGCATCCCCTATCTCTGTTTACAAAAATGGGGACAGGGGCTGTACTGGTTTGCAGCCGGGCTTTTGAACCTGGCTGTTATTTATTTGATACCCGAGAAATGAAACACTCTGATGTAATAACAACATTTTAAAAAAGGAATATAAAAATGGTAACAGAAGAACAATATCAAGATGCAGTAAAGCAAAACGAATCCTCTGAAAAAATAATAAATGAATATCACAAACAAAAAAGGGATGCCTTTGACCTCCGCATGAAAAACAATTCGATCTTTACTGACGATGAATTAAGATATTCTGCTTACAATCTTTGTCCATGCGGTCATGGATTGGCTTATCCAAAAGATTGCGGCCCTGACCATTATTGGGATTGTTCAGCTATTTTAAAAGGGATTGCTGATAAAAATGTTGAACACTGCCCACAATTGCCGTTCACGATGAGCAAAATTAAAAGTGAAGATAACACCCTTCCAGGTGGTAAAAAAATGACTACCAGGGGTGTGTTTAATCCTAAAACTGATTCCGGGAAATAAATATAATAACCGAATCAATATGAGGGGATCTAATGAGCCGCATATCAGATGAAAAATTCAAGGAAATGCTTTCCCAGAGTAGTTTACCTATTCGGGCAAGTTATAGGCCGGGTGAAGTTTGCAGCCTCCTTGGTATTAGCCCCAGGACTTTCTGGCGTTTGACTGAGCGATATGAGATTGATCCTTCGACCGAAGAACCATATCATCCTAACAGCCTTGATTCATATCTTTTACGAAGCCATCGCCGTGTAAGATATGATGAAATCATAGCCTATCTGAACCGCAACAATACCTATGAACGAAGGAACGCTCCTGATCCCCGCCAAATGCTTATTTTCGATTGAAACAAATTTAAGATTTTCCCAAGGCCCTTGATATTTTTTTATCAAGGGCTTTTTTTGTTGTGCCAAAACAGTACAAACCGGACAGCTTTCACCATCCAAATATTTTATAACAATCCCATTGAGTGACAACTTATAAATTAAACTTAAAAACAATAAACAGGTTTAAGGATGGAAAAAAAATGTATTAAATCAATCATACTCCATTGTAGTGATTCGGAATTCGGCAATGTAGATATTATTGACCAATGGCACCGGCAACGCGGATGGAATGGAATCGGGTATCATTTTGTCATCACCAATGGTGTCTTGAAAAGTGGTGAAAAATATACGCCATTCCATGACGGTCTGATTCAGGCCGGCCGGGATATCAATAAAACAGGTGCCCATTGCAAAGGCCACAATACCGGCTCCATTGGAATTTGTCTTATCGGCAAGCACGCTTTTACTGCAAAACAGCTCTACAAAGCCCTGCCGGAACTTTTAAGAGTGCTCATGTTTGATCATGCAATTGGTCTTGATCAAGTTTATGGGCATTTCGAATTTTCAAGGCAGAAAACATGTCCCAACATATCAAAGGAGATAATCCGCAAGATAGCGGAATATTCAGTCTGACCATGAATCTAAAACTCCGGAGCTTTTAATGGACGATTGCGACCTGGCGAATCAATACGCCACGACATTACACGAGACTGCCCTTGCCAATCAACTTTGCAAGGGCAAACTCTTGGGCGAAAGCCTGGAATACTGCCAAGATTGCGGGGAAACAATTCCGGAAGGAAGAAGAAAGGCAGTTCCGGGCTGTGTAAGGTGTGTAACCTGTGAGACTAAATTTGAGAGGAAGGCACGGTGAATCCTAAAACAGATTGGGTGGCCTGGAAGTTCTGGTTTGATACCGGCCAGTATATTGTCACAATTCTTGTGGGTTTTTTTGTCTGGATCTGTAGTCGAAATAAAGCCCGGTCAAAAGATATCAAAGCTGTTAAAGAGTCCACATCCGAAGAGATCACAGACATTAAAAAATCAACGTCCAAAGAGATCAACGAGATCAAGGATACAAACTCCGAGGGTATCAAAGCTGTTGAAATCCGGGTCACCAAGTTGGAGACAAGTGCCATCACTCACAAAGATCTTGGGGAAGTTTACGAGCGAATCAATGAGGTATCCGACAAAATGTCCGAGCTGGCCGGTACAACCAAAGGCATTAAAGGTTCGGTGGATATGATTCAAGATCATTTGCTGAACAACGGAGGATAAGAAATGGGTTACGAACAAACTATTCAGGAACATCTGAGGCTCACTCTATTGCGGTTGCTGGCCGAAGATCCGGATTATACCATGAACGATTCCCTTTTGACGGATCTGACAGAAAATTACGGGTTCACTCCATCCCGCGACAAGGTTCGAATGGAGTTGTCATGGCTTGCAGAGCAGGGTTTGATAAGGACAGACAACGATCCTAAAATCACTATTGCCATTTTGACCGAGCGTGGGGCAGATGTCGCCAGGGGGCGTGTTACTGTACCCGGTATCAAAAGACCTTCTCCCAGGAGGGGATAATGGGATCCAAAAGGAAAAAACGCCCTGGCCGGGGAAGACTCTCCTCTATAGATCAACTGCCTGAAGATATACGGCTGAAGGTCAATGCTGAACTCCGGAACCGGGACAAAACCCAGATGCAGATTCTTGATGATATCAACCCTCATCTCCAGGAACGCGGGGGAAAGCCTATCTCCAAAAGTGCCTTTAATCGTTATGCTATGCAGATTGAGGAAAAAGGCTCTATGATGCGGGAGGCCAGGGAAGCGGCCGACGCATTGGTAGGCGGTCTGGGTGAACAAAAAGGCACTGACCTGGGCCGGGCTGTGACTGAGCTTGTGAAAACCCTGACCTTTGATCTTGTTTTATCCGGCCAGGACGATGAAGGCGAAGCCATTGGGGTGGACACCCTAAACAAAGTGGCATTGATTGCCCAGCGAATAGAACGGGCCAGCAAGATCAGTTTGGAGCGGGAAGCTCAACTGAGACAGCAGGTGCTTGAAGAGGCGGCGGATACTGTGGAAAAAACAGCAATCCAGATGGGGAATGATGCTGACACCGCCCAGTTCTGGCGTGAAAAGATTTTGGGGGTTAAATGAGTTTAGGCGACACCATACGGGTTTTAGATTGGGAGGAATTGCCCAAGAGTGTCAGGGAAATATCTGAGACTCACAACCCGCTTGCAGACGGTGTTTTGATGAAACACCAGGTGGACTGGTGCAAATTGATCAATGAGTACGATCTTTGTATCGCAGAAAAAGGACGTCGGACAGGTATTACCTACGCCACAGCCAAAGACGATACGATAACGGCCTCCAGCAATCGAAAAGCCGGCGGTGATGATATTTATTACGTTGGAGACACCAAAGAAAAGGGTCTTGAGTTCATCGGGTACTGTGCCCATATGGCCAAAGTCATGGCATCAGCCATGGCAAAGGGATGGAATGGTATTGAGATTTTTCTTTTTGAAGACAAGCAAAAGGACGGATCTTCCAAGATGATCACCTCTTACCGGATCCGGTTTGCATCCGGGTTTAAAATCGTGGCTTTATCCAGTAACCCTGCCAGCATCCGGGGACTGCAAGGTATCGTCAATATAGATGAGGCCGCTTTTCATCAAGACGTTGGAGCGGTGATCGAAGCCTGTCTGGCCTTGATCATCTGGGGTGGCCGTATCCGGATTATTTCCACGCATAACGGCACCAAGAATCCTTTCAATCAATTGATCATAGATTCCCGTGCCGGGCTTTATGCATTCAAGGTGTTTCATGTAACCTTTGACGATGCCGTGGCCAACGGTCTTTTTGAACGGGTTTGTCTGGTCAAGGGATGGACTCCCACGGCTTCCGGTAAAAAAGAGTGGTACCAAAAGGTTCGCAAAGCCTATGGTACCCGTAAAGCTGCGATGATGGAAGAACTGGATGCCATTCCCCGGGAAGGTTCCGGCGTAGCCCTGCCGGGTGTGCTGATAGAGAAGTGCATGACCGAAGAGCGGCCCATCCTCCGCCTGGCCATGAAGGATAATTTTGTATTTAAAGATCTGGCCTATCGGGACTCATGGATAGAGGCTTGGATCGAAACCAATTTAAAACTTTTGATTGCTTTGTTGAATAAGGATAATCAACATGTTTTTGGTTCTGATTATTCCCGGTATTGTGATTTTGCTGTTTTCAATCCCGTAGAAATTCTGTCCAACCTTACCCGGAAGGTGCCCTGGATGCTTGAAATGCACAACGTGCCTACCCGCCACCAGCAAGCAATCATTTTTTATATCATTGATCATTTGCCACGGTGGTGCGGCGGTGCCATGGATGCTACAGGTAACGGCCACACACTGGCAGAATATACTGCGGATAAATATGGGCATGAGCGGGTCCACATGGTTATGCTCAACGATAAATGGTACCGGGAAAATATGGAACCCTTTGTTCAGTTATTTGACGATGGCATGATTGACCTGCCCAGGGACGCAAATGTGAAAAATGATCTGCGATGCCTGGAACGTATTGACGGCATTGTCAAACTGCCAAAACTCAAGGTTGCAGACACAAAGGATTCTAAGCTCAAGCGACATGGTGACTCAGCCATTTCATTGGCCCTGGGCGATTATGCGGCCAGGAATTCTTCAGACTATGGGGCAATGGAAATTGAAACCGGCCTGCCCATGCAGTCACAGCAAATGTTCAGGGGGTACAATTGATGAATAAAGGACTCTGGCTTTCAGAAACAAATTTTATATCTCTGTCAGACCTGAAAGAGCAAAAACAAAGCCCTCTCCTGGGCGAGCTGTATTCATCTTCTTCCCTGGGGGGATTTGATCCGGTCTCTTTTATGGGTCTTATGCCGGATCCGGATCCGGTCCTTCGAAAAACAGGGGATGGTGTTGAGGTTTTAAGATCATTGACTGCAGATGACAAAGTTATTTCTTCCATGCAGAACCGGAAACTTGGCACCCTTAAAAAGAAAAATTATCTATTTGAGCCGGGCAAACTTGAAGATAAGGAGCCGGACAAAGCCTCCCAGGATATCTGCAAAAGGCTTATTGAGGATCTTGAAAAGATCAATTTGTATAATGTCATCGCCCAGATTCTTGACGCCCCATACTATGGTCAAACCCCTGTAGAAACCATATGGGAATCCATTGACGGGGTGCTGCGCATCTCAGATTTGAAACCCAGGCCTGTTGAGTGGTTTGGCTATAATGAAAAACATGAGCCTGTTTTTTCAGGAGACCTTGCAAATGAACCTGTCATCCCGGAAAAACTTGTGATTGCCAGGCACTTCCCTGATGCAAAAAACCCATACGGTTTACGCCTTTTGTCCAGATGTTTATGGCCAGTGGCCATTAAAAAGGGCGGAATCCAATTTTGGACAATGCTATGTGAACGGTTCGGCATGCCCTGGGTGATCGGCAAAGTGGGCGGAGTAGATGACAAAACAAAAAGAGATGTTGCACTTACCCAGCTCACATCCATGGTGCAGAATGCCGTGGCGGTTTTATCCAAAGATACTGAGGTGGATGTCCATACCCTGACAGGCAAAGGTGGCGATCTTCACCCTGCATTAATTCGTCATTGTGACACGGCCATAGCCCGGGTGCTCCAGGGTCAGAACCTGACCAACGAAGGTGGCAGTACTGGCAGTTACGCAGAATCAAAGACCAGCAAGGAAGCTTTGGGTGACTTTCAGGAAGCGGATGAAACCCTGGTAGTCTCCTTTATGAATGACCTGGCAAAGATCTATACCCGGGTTAATTCTGAACATGCTCTGGCCCCTGTGTTCCGATACAGGGAACCTGAAGATTATATCGCCCTGGCTGACCTGGACACAAAACTCCATAAAGTTGGAGTAAGATTCACCAAAGATCATTTTAAGCGCAAATATCGCATGAAAGATGATGAATTTGAGCTGGACTCCAATCAGGATCCGGCTGGTGGGTCTGATCCTGATAATGGATTTTCATCAGAGTTGAGTTCCGGTCAAACCCCAGACGCATTCGAGCAGGGCAATCTCGAATCGTTTTGTAATGATTTGGTTGCAAATGCCTCCGAGGATACCCAGGCGACACAAAAAACGATTTTACAGGCTATTATGGCATCCAAGAATTATGACGATGCCACCCGCCGAATTTTGGAGTTGTATCCGGATCTTTCCTTTGATCGGTTTGAAGAGCTGATGGAAAAGGCTTTGTTTAACAGCACTCTTTTCGGGATGCACACAGCCGGCCAGGAGGGTGAGGATGATTAAGGTCAAACCCCAGGCATTGAAATATAAAGATGCGGTTGATTTCTGGGAGAGTAAAGTCAAGCTGTCACCATCCGGATACCGCAAGCTGTCTGATGAAGCAAAGATGAAAGCCTTTGCCGTGGCAGGCATTGCCAAGGGCGATGAACTTGAAACGGTTTACAACGCCCTGAGTCAGGCCATTGAAGGCAACATAAATTTTGAGGACTTTAAAAAGCAGTGCAGCACTATATTTGAAAAACGGGGCTGGACCGGGATCAGTTCCTGGCGGGTTGACAATATCTTCAGGACCAATGTTCAGGCGGCTTACATGGCCGGACGCTGGAAACAGGCCAGTGCTGCATCGAACTTAAGGCCTTACGGCCAGTATTCCGCCATAAATGACAAACGCACCAGGCCCACCCATACGGCCATGCACGGTGTTGTATATCCTCTTGATCATTCATTCTGGGATACCTGGTGGCCGTTAAACGGGTTCAGATGTAGATGTAATGTCAAAACATTATCCGAGCGCCAGGTCAAAAAAAGAGGGATAGAAGTCAAGACGGAAGATATTACAGGCAAGCTGGTTGAGCCTGTAGACCCCCGGACCGGGAACAAATTACCTGCAAGGCTTTTGATGCCGGATCCAGGTTTTATGTTTCACCCGGGTAAAAGTGCCTTTGGCGGGATTGTTGATTCTTCTATAATTAAGAACCCGAAACAGCTGCCCGACATGCCAGGACCTGCCGACTACAAACGCAAAAAACTTGAAAATGTGAAACCGTCCCAGATCCCGGATATCAATGAAACCAAGCTTTTGCCTGCAGGCAAAGATGATCAGTTTTATATCAAAAAATTCACTGAGCTGTATGGCAAAGAAAAAGTGATCAAGGATGCCCTGGGAGAACCGGCTATCCTGTCATTAAGATCTTTTATGGCCAACAAAACGCCCGGCAAAGAAACATACAAGTTTAACAAGCCGGGTCATGGTCAATCCATCCCGGTTTTGGGGCAAATGCTTGTTGAGCCGTTTGAGATATGGCTGACACCCCAAAAGGACTCTGTCGGCAAAATTCGTCTGACAAAACGGTATATCTGCGTTTGGAAAACCGAGGACAAAAAAAGGATCGGCGGATTTGCAGTATTTGAAACTTATCATGGTGTTCTCCAGGGCGTAACAAGTTTTTTGCCCATGGACAAGAGCGGAAAAATAAATTTGAAATATTTGGAAAGGCAAAGAGTTGGTGCGCTGTTATACGCGAAAGGAAGAAAGGGTTAA